AATGGGGGCTCTTGAAGATATCTTTGCACAATACGGTGCGGAAGTACCGCCTACCCTGAGTGCTGATATTGAAGAGGCTATGGACGATACCCCTGAAGAGATTCGTCTTGAGGGAGAGTGGATGCTTTACTCGCTAAAGTATCCACTCTCCCCCCGCATCACTAAGACATGCAGTCGTTGTGGTGAGCCTTTTCAGACCAATTACAATGGGGTGGGTAACTGCTCTAACCGGTGTGTTATAGAGGAACTAAGAGAGAAGTTCGGTCTTCTGTGGACACCCGGTAACAGGAAGAATAAAGAGAAATGGGAGACTAGAGTCCCTGCCTCTATCATTCCTTATTCTGCTTTGAGGGCTATGAAAAAGCTGGTAGTTCAAGCAGAAGCTGATCTAGGGAAGCCAATAGAGATTGGGGTTTCTGTCGAGAAGTTTGTTTTGCCGATACCTTCGCGGGTTGGCCAACGTGCTTCGGTTTCTGAGTCAACCTATAAGCTCCCGGATTTGGCTGAACCTGAGAAGGCTTCTGAACCACTACCGGTTCATCCTTCACATAGTCCAGAAGCTTTGGTTCAGGAGGATTCTGTTCCAGAACCTCCTTCGGAAGATCCTTTCGCAGAGCTTTTCTCTCTGTAGTAGTGGTACCACCAAACATACCTTCTACTTCATTGATAACTGCCCATTCTCTACAGAGGTCCTGAACAGGGCACATAGCACAGATGCCCTTAGCGGCCTTAATAGTTGATTTAGTCAAGTCATCCCCGAACAGCTTAGGGTATGACGTGCAAATGGCTTGTTGAGACCACACTTTGCGGTGGCTTGACAGGACTGTATACATGATTATGTTCTCTTTCCCCAGCGGATAAGATCATCTTAACATCGTGTATTTAAGTGGTCAAGCAACATGAGAGTACGTGTCTCAGAAGTTTTCCAAACAAATGTACCCCCGGGGCTTGACTCCCGGGGGTACACCTGTCACTATAGAAGTAGTAGGCCCCGTCCTCCAATTCGACAGCGGAGGGCGGGGCTTCGGGCTGTCTAGGCTCCCTTCTGAGCCTGAACAGTACCCGGCAGTGGATCAACCGGCGCGGGACCTACTTCTGTAGGAATCGGGTTAGGATCAGTAGAGTCCAACGACTCCCCCGGCAATCCACCGGCCCTATTAGGCACCCGCCAAGTTACCCCATAACTGGCGAGTACTGCTAGGACAATAATGCCCCACTGTGCCTGCGTAAGATACTGAATACCTTGTGCAGTAGCAGGCTGTAGGTCAAGGGCAAGTACAAGAGTTCCCACAAGGGCGGCTACACCAGAGGCAATAGCCTTAGACACCTTGAGAATTTCATTTCCTACTGTGTTCATTTTAAGCTCCCATGAGACGGTTGGGTCGGAGATAACCGAGTAGAGCTGTTTTACTGAGGTTAACAATAGCTGAAGCTCCGTTAGGGCCGGCGGCCGTAGCATTGTTAGAAAGAGTCTTAACAGTACCGTCACCATTATCTCCGAGTATAATTCCTACATGTGATCCCGGAGTATAGCCTCCTTTAGCCCAAATGGCTACATCACCCATCTGAGGCCTCTGGCTCCGGTCTATCTGTGTATAAGCACGAGGGTCGTGATTATTCCAGATTTCATCTGCGGTACCTACCATTGGTGCACTACCGCCCACAAACCCGGTAGTGTAGAAATCGTAAAGGTCAACGCATTGTGCGCCATACCAATGGTCATAATCAAGATACTTGTTGGTATTCTGACTAATCCAGTTGAGCGATCCATTAGCTGCCATTGTAGGGGCGGCGACTTTACCCTGTGGCTGTTCCATAGTAAGGTAGTCCACAAGCTTTTGAGCATTAGCGTACTGAGCTTGGTAGTTAGAGCCGTCTGAAAAGGCGCTTTTCTCTACTGCCTGTGCGGCCTGCCAAGGGGTCATACCAGTATGGTCAGTACCGGCTAGAGTATCGTAGAACTTACTGATTTCGTAGTTAGGGTCCATAACCTGCTGGGCACTACCCCAGCCCTGAGAAGGCCTCATCTGAAAGAGTCCTAGAGAGTCCCTGTCCCCACCATTAAGGTTATGAAGAGACGATTCAGTAAGACCAGCCATAACGGCTGTTTCGATATCCTGTCGGGACATACCCCGCTGAAGACCGTTCTGGATAATCTGCCGGGCGTTATTGATCTGATCCCCGTTAAAGCCGGGAACATTGACCTGATTACCGGCCAGTGCAAGGTTAGAGGGATTACCTCCGCTATTGCTTATCTGCTGAGCCTGCTGAGCCTGTTGCTGGGCCAACTGTGCCTGATGCTGTTGGGCCATAGTAGCGGTGTCGTGATTAGCTTCCTGACCAATAGCGTCAATATCTGACGTATCAATGTTAGGAGGGGGCGTATTAGGAACACCCCCTACTGCCTCAGAAGGCTTAGGCGTCTGGTTAGCGGTATGGGCGGCGTTAGTATCCGCACTGCCTCCCGCACTAGCACCCTGCATAGCGGTCTGGTTAGGTAGCTGTCCTGCCGCTTGTGCAGTATTAGCTACCGGAGTAGCAGTACCAGCCGCAGGTGCACCCATATTCATATTAGGGACATGCTCCACAGAGGGGGCCGGATTAGTCTCAAAAGGCTGTGCGCCATAAGACGTAGTAGCGTTATCAACATGCTGGCTAAGGCTATCAAGATGCCTCTGCATAGCAGGGTGAAGGTCACCGTATCCCGCACTACCTGTGGAGGTATCTTCTCCGTACTGAGTAGTCATTAGCGGTTATTCCTTTGGATATCTGAGCGTAGGGCGGACTTAGCGGTCTTAGCTTCAGCTATACTAGAGCGAAGGTCCGCAGGTGAATTGTAATCTGTGGCATGGAGTCCTGTAAAGAAGTTGAATACATCGGCAGGGATACCAGTTCCCGGTACAGGCATTGAGTTGCCCTTATCGGTACGGTTCTGAGTCGGGTTGTATAGCTCTTTACCCGTGCCTTTGGAAATCATATCCAGCTGGGGTGGAAGAACGTTATCCTGCAAGTACTGTGCGTTATCCTTAATCGGGATACCGTTAGACTGTCCAGTAGCCATTTCAATCGGAATCTTAGCAAATGGACTAGCCATACCAAGCAGGTTAGCTCCGGGGTTCGGATTCATAAGAGTCTGCATAACGTCGATAGAAGGAGCCATTGGGGAGTAGCCCCACAACTGGCCGTCTTCTGTCTTCATCTGCGGCCCGATAATGTTCTCGTAGTAGTACTGAGGGAACAACTGGTTAATCGGAAACGGCTTACCGACAGACATAGGCTCTACACCGTTTGCCTTAGCCTGCGCATAGAGAAGCTTATTCGGGGCCATGTAGACACCGGGCTTCTCCACCATACCCTCAATGATATTGGGGATCATCCCACGGAGCCACGTGTAGTAGAGGATAGCCCTACGTGCATAGACAGACTCTTCCCGGCTAAAGTCGGCAGAAGTAGGTGCCCATTTACGGACCCTCACGAACGCCTTATTAAAGGCATCCTCAATAGAGGCGTGATCACCGTGAATAAGGGTATCCATAGCCAATGCGCCGCGAGTCAGGTTATCACGAAGAGCGGAGTACTTGTTGAAGTTAAAGAGTTTGTTATCGAGGATAGCGTCAGTAGCCTTCAGGGTGGCATTAGCGAACTTACCTCCTGCACCCTGATCAAACTCGGACAAGTAGTCCTCGTGCTGACCAGCACCGTGAGGGGCGATAAAGATTTTATCATCCATCATGCGGCCAATTTCGGTAGCAGTGTAGTACTTGACGTTACCGTTGATACGAATAGGAACCATGTGCTTCAGTTCCGACTTAGGAATATTCTTACCGTACTGACCCGCCGCTAGAGTAGTAGCCCGTTCAAACTTAGAGCCAAGGCCCTTAGCAAACATCTGCTCATCCCTGCCGATAGCAGAGAGTACCCGCATGTTGTAGGCATAAGACCGGGGATCAGTAACACCGGCAAGGAAGTTACGGACAGTATCACCCATAACGTTGGATACCCAGTGACCGGGCCGTAGCGTCGTCTGAGTAGCCTTCATAACCTGCGTTACCGGGTCAAAGACGTTGTTCACAAACCGGCCCACAAAGGTCTTATCACTGACCTTACGGGATTCGTTGATAAGCCTGTGTACAGCCGGTACTTCCCATGCCGCCGCTTTGTCGTAGTAGAGGCTCTTATCCAGAAGATCATAGAAACCGGGACCTTCAGAGGCGGCTCGGGGAATAGCACCAATACGTGCCATACCGTTAGTCCTCTTACGGCCTATATTCCATGTGATCTTGGAGTGTCCCTCTTTAGGCTCCACAGAGCCGAACTCTTTTTCAAAGCTACGGGCCATAGCTACCCGGCTATTCAAGTCCATAACAGCGGAGTGCATCTTGGAGATAATGTCTGCGGCCTGTTCTGCACTGGTAATGTTCATGTGTTGCCAGAACTCGTGCAGGTTATCTTTAGTAGCACTGGCATACCAGCGGGAGTCGATAGCATCGAATACCCCTGCGTACTTAGGCGTATTGAGAACTTCTTTCAGGAAGTCTTTATCCAGCGTACCTGCCTTGATAGCCTTGATATAGCGGCTATCCGTGTTGAACAGGACGCCAAGATTCTTCTTGAGTTCCCGGGCACTATCACCCTCTACCGCCATTTTACCGTTAGCCGCAGTAATGATAGCTTTGGTGTCTTCCAGAAGCTGACCGTCCTTATTGTACTTCATAAGGTAGTCGGTCAGGGACTGGTGCATCATGCTCTGTACCCGCATAAGCGAGTGCTTACCCTGCATTACCGTGTCATAGAAGTTGCCTGTAGCAAGATAGGGGAACTTAGCGTTAAAGAAGGATTGGATCGGGTGGAGAGAACGCATAACGTCAGTAGCAATTTGACCGGCATATACGTCAATAGGACCGTACTGATCACCGGAAGCTTTGAGGGCATTCTCGGCGTCTTTACGGGAATCACCGATAGTGGTCTTGGGATCAGCGGCCTTAGCGGCCTTTTCTTCCGCAGGAGTAAGTACCTCACCCTTTAGTTGCTTAACCCAGTCGGTGTACTGGTTACGGTCTACTTCGGGAAGAAGTGCTGTAGTATCCTTAGTAACCGTATTGAGCCAGTTGAGCGTCTTTTCGTAGCTCCACGGACCGGAAGAATAGCGTGCAAGACGGTTCTTTAGATCAGCCCAGTTACTCTCAGTGAACTTCTCCAAATCAGCCTTGTGCATGGCTTGGTTATACAGGTGGCGCTGTTCCAGCATAGTACCAATATGAGGATCACGGATGATCTTGTGGGCAAGTTCATCCATATCCTTTTCATACTCTTTAGCCCCGCCTTTACCTGCCTTTTGACGGGCGGTAATAGCCTCATCCCTAGTGGCCCCAATGTTCTTCAGATCGTCTTTGGTAGCCTTTTTACCGTAGGCACTTCCCTCACCCATAAGAACGTCTTTGATCTTACTCTGAGACTGGTCAAGAAGCTGTTCTACGCGCTCCGGGCTAATAGATCCTCCGGCCTTCTTAATGGCTTCCATGATACCCTTGCGTTCATGGAGAAGCGTCTCCATAGCAGTATCAAATGCCAGAGGGTTAACCATGTCCTTCTTGTCAGAGCCGATAATGTGACGCATAAGGTCGCCCTTAGTAAGCGTGCTCTTACCGTGAATACCGTCCACAGACTTGGCCGAGATAGCTTCGAGGATATCACCTTTGGTAAGGTGGATATAGCCTCCCTCATTAGCCGCCTTGGACATATTCAGAACGGGAATCATACCGACAGCCTGAAGCTGGGAGTCGTGAGCCTTCAAAAGCTTAGTGACAATACCGAGCTTATCAAAGCGGGAGACTCTGCGGCCCGACTTAGCCAAGAGAGGGTCCATACCCCCTTCAATAGACTTCTTCACTACACCGTTAGCAACCGTCTCTACGGGCTTTCCGTGGATAGCCTGCAAAGCGTTCTTAAAAGGCAACTGCTGTGAGTGGCTGTCCATAAGCAGTGGGTGCCTAATACCGCCAGCTTCCTGTGCAGAGGCACCCTTAGTACGGGCTTCCGGTCCCCGGTATCCTTCTTCGTTAATCTCGGGGAACTCAGCGCCTGCCTGATAGTGCTTGGTCTGGTTAACCATATCAGTAACAGTCTTCTGCTGGAATCCGGGCTGAAGATTAAGGGGAGTAGAGGCACCCCGGTCATTAAGCTTACCCGCCGCCGCGGCCTTTTCCTTATTGACTACCTCAGGGTGCAGTACAATAGGCTCATTGAGGGAAGCGGTTCTCTTATCAGCCTCAGCCATACGAGTAGCCTGCCGGTCTTCGGGAGACATTGCTTCCCAGCTTTTATTAGCCAGAGTATTAGCGGCGGCAGAGTTAACAATATCTGCCTGCTTAGCTACAGTCTCTTTAGGAGCCTTGGGAGGGTCTTCTACCACAGTAGGGGCTTTGACCGTATCTGGTGCGGCCATAGTTGCTACCGGCTCTTTAGCCAGCGCATCCTTATTAGCAACACCTTCAAGGTGAGCCTGTAGCAGAGCCTCAGGATCAACGGTAAGGGGCTGAAGAAACGCCTTCTTTTCGGCAGGGCTAATGAAGTTCTTAATACCGTTGAGCATCTTAGAGGCATCACTGGTTGCCCAGTTAGTCTTCATCTCATTGCCGAGTGCGCTTAGTACAGCCTGAGTAGGACCCTGCTCTTGTGCCTTCAGGATATTGGCAATTTCGGGTATCTTGTGGTAATCATCTACTGCCGCCTGCTTAGCAGACTCATGGTCCAGAGGGGCTGTAGGGGCCGCAGGAGGCTCCGCAGGAGTGGTTACGCCGTCCGTACCCACCTGCCAGTCCGCAGGCTTGGCGGCCCCGTCAGCGCCCCCCAGTGCCTCAGCACCCAGCGGTTCGGGCACCGATTCGGCCACCTTCGCCGCACCCTCAGCTACTTTAGCCGCACCTGCCTTACCGGCATCCTTCAATGCGGCCATAGCTATACCGGGTGCTTTAAGTACGGTCTTACCTACACCTGTACCGGGGATAAGGTTAATAGGATCGAGGATCATATCACCGCCAATACCGGCGATGTTGGTCATATCCTTACCAACCTGAGTACCTTCTAGGTTAGTACCCTTGATATTGTGCTGGGCAATATCAATGAAATCCTTGGCATAGGCCGGGTTATGGTTGATACCTGCGTCAATACCCTGCTGGACACCCTTGGTCAGATCATTGATATCAAAAGGTGCCCCGCCCTTATCCTGACGGGTAAGAGAGTTATCAATCGTGTTGGTCAGCATATAGAACGGAGTCTCTATGAAGTCAACAATATTCTGTAGGGCACTGCCCGGATTAGAAGGACCGCTCCCGTTCAAGTCAGCCATAGTAGGACCGCCTGTGCTTCCCACAGGAGCGGCCTTCAAGGCGCTAAGCATTGCTGGAACGTCTAGCTTAGCGCCCTGAATAGCGGCGGCGTCGGCATTACTAAGTACGGGCGAGTTCCCGGGACCATATTCAGGAACGGGAGCGGTCATATTATCTAACCACCATTCTGCATAGCGAGAAGCATGTCAATGTTGGGATCAGCCTGTGCCTTATTAGCTGTCGCCATTTGAGCGAAGTTGATAAGGTCGTTACCATTGATGTTCGGGTTGCCCTTGATAGAGGGGTCCTGAGACATAGCCTTAACAATGTCCGCATAGGTAGGCTTAGTTCCCGGAGTAACCTGAAGCTGGCCCATTAGAGCGTTGTTATATGCTGTGGCGAACTGAGGATAAGAATGCAGAGCAGTAGAAGCGGGGTCAACGTTAGCTGTACCCGCCGCCGCCTGAGCCTGTAGTGCCTTACCCTGATCCAAGTTGTAAGTACCCACGTCACTAAGAGCAGACATAAGGCCCTTGTTACCGACGAGAGCCGCAAAGCGGTCAGTATTAGCCTGTGCACTGTCCTTAGCCATACCGTAACCGGCCTGAATACGAGCCATAGCGTCAGCGTAATTCTGCTTCTGAGCTTCCATTTCGCGGGTAGCTTCTTGGTTAGCCAGATCAGCCTTGTACTTGTTCATAGACTCATCGTAACTGGTACGCTGGTTCTGAAGCTGAGTATTAGCCGCAATGCCCTGAGTACCAATAGCGGTAGCCATTTCATTGTTCAGGTTAGTTCCCTGAGTAGCCGCCGCCTGAGCATTCTCAGCCTGCTGTTGAGCATTCTGTAGAGTACCCGCCACAGCTACATCAGCCGGATCAGTCTTCTGATCCCCTGCGGCCATAGGCATACCGCCCCTTTGTGCTACTGCGGCCCTTTGAGCCAGTTCAGCATTCTTTAGCTGGGCAAGAGCGGCGACGTTAGCACGTGCGCCACCCTGAACAGCGTTACCTTCGTTATTAGCAACCTGTTGAAGAATGTTGTTATTACCAAGCCGAGAGACATTAGCGTTGGTGTTATACATATCCTTCATATCAGTGCCGACCTGATTGTACTGGCCGTGTACCTGATTCATGCCCTGATTGATAGACCCAAGGTCTTTCGCATAGGCATCCTGAGCGAGTTGCAGATAGTTAGGGTGCTGAATACCGTTCATCTGCGCAAACGTCTGGTTAATGATATTGGGATCAATAGCCGGAGTATTGAGCATATGCGTAAAGGCATCAATCATTGTCTGACTAAGGCCCGGCTGAGCGGGTGGAGTAGTATCCTGTCCCTGAATAGCGGCAAGACCCCTATCGGCAGGATCACCTGTAGGCATCATAGAGCCAGCATTCTGCATAGGCGGTGCACTAGGCGCGCTACTATCCGCAGAACCCATGCCATAAGAGCTATAGGGATCGGAGGGACTGGTACCGTTCATACCCGTCATGCCAGCGTCAAGCTTCTGACCGAAATTGCCGAGGCTGGAAGTAATGGCGTGGCTAAGGCCTTGGTTAGCCTGACCGATAGCGTTAAAACCGTTACCGATGTTTCCCATCATATCTTCGAGAAAACCCATTGTGTGCCCTTATGCGCTAGAGGGGAGGCCGGAGTTCATTTGAGTAGCCAAGCGGTTAGCGGCGTCACCAAGGTAACCCGTAAGAGCAGGACGAGCCTGATTATACTGATCCGCAAGGCCTGCAATCAGGTTGTTGTACTGTCCCACAGTAGAGTCGTTCATATTCGTCAACTGGTTATTGTACTGATCCTGAAGGTTCTTAGTAGCCGTCTGCCAAACACCCGAACCGCTACCCAGCATACCCCGGGAAGCAAAGTCTTCTGCGTTATTCCTAAGACCGTGAGCCTGTTCGTTATTGAAGTTAGCAAGACCCGTATCGAAGTTCTTACCCATACTGCCGCCAAGAGCGCCCGGATTAGCCGAATAGGTCTGGTCACCGTTAACGTCAGTGTTGATATTGTAAAGCTTACCGAGAGACTTTCCGCTCCAACTAGAGCCGAGCAGGTCATTAGGATCAGTAGCCTTGTTCTCCTGAAGATTCTGGCCACCTACCTGACCTGCGATATTGCGCTCATAGTCATTCAGCTTATTGATAAGAGCCGTCTTCTGGTTGACGTAGGTCTGGTCTTCAATACCCTGACCGAACTTGTCCCCACCGGGCATCCACTCTTTATAGCTGTGGTGTACCGGAGGGGGAGGGGGAGTAACAGGAGGGGTACTAGGAGCCGCCCCGCCCCCGCCAGTAATGTCACCCGGCTGGTAATACGTTGGAGTATAAGAGGGAGCGGGGCTATAAGCCTGAACAGGGTTAGTTGCCACAGGGCCGTAAACCCTGCCGACAGGGGGAGTGTAACCAGTATTAGGGCTATACGTCTGAACAGCGGGAGTGTCGTAAGAAACGCGGGCAGTAGACGGCGCGGTAATATCACCGGCACCGAAGCTAACCTGCTGACCGCCACCATCTACTTGCATAACCATTATTTCTTACCTACTCCCTTTAGCTTATCGGCCAGAGCCTTATTCTTAGCAGAAGCAGGACTCGTTTTCTTGTGCGGTGGCTTAGGTGCGCCGCCTCCCGCAATAGGAGGACGACCTCCGCCCATAGCCGGAAGACCACCCATAGGGGGCATACCACCCACCGGCGGCATACCGCCCATCATTGGCATAGACATATCTAGCCTCCTATTTTCTGTGAAAGTAGATCATTCTTAACTGCGGCTTGTGAATCTCTAAGAGCATAACCAGCTGGGTTTACTGACCCCGCTCCTACCTGTGGGGAAGGGCTAAAACCGTTATACACCTTGTTACCGACACCGTAGTCGTTGTTCAAGGCATATCCGGTACTAGCATTACCCTGCGGGGCGGTGCCATAAGGGGTTGTCATACCCGGATTGGCAGTGGGATTAGTAAGGTTACTGATACGGTCTTGGAACTTCTGTAAGTAAGCCGCTGTTCCATTGTCCAGCATAACGTGCGCCCTTTCTCGGGGTCAAGAAACCTTCTCAGATTCAGTGCTGTGAGGCAGAGCATAAGTGACAAGGCTGAATATCTTACAGGGACCAGTAGTCGTATTACCTAGAGAAGTCATAGTAACATTGAACTGTATCTGCCTGAACCTTAGTGACTTCAGGTTACGCGCAAACACCCGGCCATTAGCCGTCATGGAGTTAGCGAGAGAGTCACTGTCAATAACATTGAGTTGCTGACCCCGCCAAATAAGCGGATTGCCCCATGTTCCCTGCGCAAGCTGGGCATGAGTATAGTTCTGCAAGTCGCCCCACGAGGGCAGAAGCGTCTGCGCAATAGGGATAGTCACCGTATTGATATCCCTCTTGGTAACGCAGTCAATACCCCACCAGAAGAGACGCTTGACGTTGGCCGGAGCCTGATAATCGTAGCTCTTAGTGTTAAGAACGCACTCGATGTATTCAATAGAGGTAGCACTGGCATAGTGGTGGTCCGTCAGCTTTATCATAGAGATAGGACTCTGGCCGTTGGTCCGGGTAAAAATCGGGTTAGTGACAGAGAAGTTAGAGCCGTTAACCATTCCTGTGGCGGTAAAGGACAAGTAAGCCTGAATAGCCTGAGCAGGGGCCTGAAATGCCGCGTTAATAGAGCCGGGAGTTAGTGCCACCGTTTGGGTGGAAGTAGCGCCTGTCCTCAATAGATACGTCATAACAGCGTTTACCGTAACACCTGCATCTGCGGCTACGGTACCTGTTACCGAGAAGTTAAGGCCCGGACCAAGAGGTACATTGTAGTTAGTAGTAGCGCCCGATCCGTTCATCAACAGGGTGCAGGTGTTACCGGATGCAGTAGAGGCTACGTTAATAGTACCCGCACCATCCACCGTTACGTTGAAGAAGTTGCCGCTGTTAGCCTGAAGATAAGCACGTGCGTCTGCCGAGATAACGTCCGTGATGTAGTTACTGCTAGGGTTCTGTACGGTACCCTGAGAAGCGGCTATATACGTTAGAGGCGCGGCAGAGGCGGGGTCCTGAGGCAACTGGTAGAATCTGCCCGGAGTACCGGAGAAGCTTCGCCACTGACTCCATGTCTTAGTATCAATGCCATAGACGTACATGGTGTTGTTATACTGCACGATGATACGTCTGGATACCGCTGACATAGATACTGTGGCGGCAGTAGAGTCTACGCAGGAGTTATCGCCGTCAGACTGGAAATAGACCAGCTTATTGATCTGGATAAACAGGTTATTGATAAGCTCGTAGACACGCCCCTGATGGAGAATGTAGACGTAGTTCTCGAAGTTGACAATAGAGAACTGGTTAGAGCACCCGATGTAGTCACTGAGCCTGTCTATCTGACCCTTGGCGGGATCAGAGGCGTAGCTGAACCGATATGTACTGTCACTCTTGAAGATCAATAGAGAGTTGGCAAGAGGCAGGATAGCCGTAATAAAGCCACCATTACCTTGATCCACAGGGAAGGTATCAGTGGATGCGGCCCCGCCGTTAGAACGCCATTCATAGGCCAGAGAACCGGCAGTAGCGTCAATGTAGGAGAAGTTAATCGTGTTGGCATTAGCCGCAGTTTTAGTATCTACTGTCCACAGACGGGACTTCCAAGCAATAAGAATGTCACCATGAGGCATAACAAAGCCAGAAGTATTATTAAGCGTAACACTAGCGTCACCCTTCTTCCATCTGAACCCTACGTTTGCGGCCCCTGCACTGGTATTGAAGTAGCAGGTATCAATCCACTGAGTATAGCAGGATGCCTTATCGCCAGCGGCAGTGAAGGTGTTGATGACGATAACGGTACCGGTGGGATCACCATTAAGAATAGCCGCAAGAGTCCATTGAGACGCACCTGTCTGGTACTGAGCAATAACGTACCATTCGGTGTTAGATACGCGGTAGATTCCGAATACCTGATAGTTGCTGTAGCCTGCCGTAGTAATCAGGCTACCGTTAACTACCTCGATAGGCGGACGGCACGTCAAAGACGTGTCCAAGGCTACCTCGAAGTTGATGAGTTTTACTACCTCATCATCATCACATTCCCCGGACTGGGAAATGTTATTAAGCCCCTTCTTGAAAGGGCCAATCTTAATGGACTTCCCGGGCATTAGTACACCGAATCCTCAGGATCAAGAAGAATAGAGGGGAAGTGATCTTCCTCTACCTCTGTGCGGTCTTTGACGATGGACAGGAGTTCTTTATACTCGGCTTTCTTTGCCGCGTTGGCCTGCCAGTTCTCGTCAAGCTCATAGACCTGAGCCAGTACAAAGGAGAGCAGAGCCGGGTAGTGACTATCCGGGATATCCAGCATATCCGTTGTAGCCAGTACCGTCTTGGGATAAGCCATATAGTGAATGCTTAGCGCCGCAGTAGAAGCCTGAGCCGGTGTCGGGTATAGGTAGAGAACGCCTGAGTCATCCAGCCACCAGTCCGTAGGCACACCGTTAGTAGGAGACGGGTACAGGGTGTTGTTATACAGAATGTACGTCTCAGCCTGCTGGCGGGTTACCGGATTGAGTACCGACCCCTGATACCGTACCGAACGGATAAGCCGGATACCGGTGAAGTTGGGGTCAGTGGAAAGGTTGTAGGCGTTCTGGTTAGCAACGATATCCGTGCTGGCATTAGCCATATTGAGAGACGGGTTAGTCTCAAAGATTTGACGCTGACCAAGGTTGATAAAACGCATGATATCAACACTGGTAATCTGGACGCTGGAATCATCACCGAATTGCCGGAAGACGTAAGTGTCTACGTCTTGGACTGTGTGGGTCTTAGACTCTACTCCCATTAGATGATGTACTTCCTATCTGGTTCCTGAATAACTCCGTCACGGACAATGCGTCCGTCGGCAAGCTTATTGGTGTAGGTACCAGAGTTGTAGACAGCCTTGGCTTCTTCAAGCCTTTCCATCAGAACGTCTTTGGTAGCCTTCTTCTTCTCAGCGTTGGCATTGAGCATCTTACGCTTATGCTCTTCCCACAGGGCCTTTTCGCCGTGACGCTGGCTATCGTTATGATAGAGCCAACCGAGGATGAAGTTCAGGTTCTTAGCTTCATCCTCGGTTAGCTCTTTAATGACTGACTGAGTTGCTTCATTCACAATGGCAAAAGGCTTCTCGACCCGACCATAGAAGGTGGTGTTGACCTCTTTAAGCGTAGCTGGCATGTAAGCGACCCTAAAGCCGGGATAACGCTCTGCTACGTCAGCATCGTTAGCGAGTACCTCAGAGGGTACCATTGTGTTGCCTACAAACTCGTAAGTCATTGTATCTCCTGCTTAGGGGATACGGATACGCTCTCCCGGGAAAATCTTGTTAGGATCAGCGATACCGTTGTATCGCGCGAGAGTCTGGTAGTCCGTACCGTATTTAGAGGCAATACCCGAAAGGGAATCACCGGACTGTACGATATAAACAGTACCAGAGGGTACCCCTTGCGCAGAAGGAAGATTGAGAACCCACCCCACCTTAATAAAGTTGGGGTTAGTAATCCACCTATTTACTCCGAGAATAGCCTGTACCGACGTATGGAACTGTGCGGCAATCTTGCTAAGCGTATCGTTAGGTTCTACGATGCACTGAGTAGGGTGGCTAGGAGCAGGAGCAGGCTTAGGAGCCGGAGCAGGTGCCGGATGAGGGGCAGGAGCAGGAGCAGGTGTAGGAGCAGGAGACGGTGCACCCGCATACTTGTACCACGTTGCCTTATCCTCAAAGAACAGGGATACGTCAAATGGACCCTCATTACCGAAAAATGTAGTAGAAGAGTACTGGTGACCCGCTACTACCGGCCATGCCTTCCACTCTGATACCTGACCGTTTTCCCAAGCTACCGGATAAGAGAAGCTTCCGAGAATCTTACGGTTATCGTCCCATCCCTGTTCAGGAGTAGTGTAGTCATACTGGGAACCCCACAGGGAGGATTTGGTAGCAACCTTATCCCAGTTGTACGCATTGACTTCGCCTTCCCCGACATAGGTCAGGGGATAAGCCCGCTTAGCACCAACGTATTCGTTCCACTGATAAACCCACTCCACCTTATCAGTACCGGGAGGGTGTTCCTCACTGTCCATAAAGGTGTTGATAGCCCGCTCGTGAAGACGTGGGTGAGTGTTGATTTCACTCAGGAAGAACTGTGCTTCTTCGGCGGGAGTATGTACCGTCCGATTCCGAATGTGATAAAGACCGATAACAAGGTTCCGGGGATCATCCAGAGCTTCATTGAACTGTTCCTTCCAGATAGGGTTAGCGCCTTCGCAACCAAAGGTCACGCCGATAATGACACCATCCAGATTAGGGATAGTGGTGGTGGGCTTTCCCTCCTGATAGCGGGAAACGTCTACTACGTGCAGTACCATTGTTTTCTCCTTAGGGCTGTGCTCGGAGCCAGTAAAGCTCTTCGTACTGATTTGCGCTACCAAACGCTATACGCTTGGCATCCTGAACACTAAGGCCAGAAGTACCGGCTACAGTGTTCCAGTAAATCTCTTCCATATCTTCTGTAGAGAGATTAGTCTTTGAGGTCTTAGCTTGGAGGAACTTGTAGTACAGATCAGCCCTAGACCCCGAAGTAGGTCCTAGCGTCTTCTGGTAGTACTCAACCTGCGTATTAGCTAGGCTAAGTCCTCCGTCCACAGGGGCGGTGACGCTGACAGTATCAATGTTCCAGACACCTTGGTTACCGACTTCCTGAGAACCAAGGTAAGCGGTATCAATCTGAGGGGCTGAGAACCAGTCGGCAGGCTTATTGGCAGAGGACAGGTAAGTAGTCCCATTGAGTTTGAGGGTAGGAGTACCGTTGATATTCCATGTGAACTCTACATAGACCCAAGTATTAAGAGCCAGTGTAAAAGCGGCACCGATAAACCAGTAGTTAGAGCCCCCAGCGGCCTTAACTACCCGGAGCCATACGTTGTTACCGCCTACGGCATTAGCGCGGTATACGTCAGCGAGTCGTTGTGTTCCGTAAAAGAGACGGGCAAAAGGGACGTTGGAGCCGTTAGCGCCCTCGGTAGTGACCCTCCACCATCCCTTGATGGTAATAGCTGGGGCAGGGCCGACACTTCTCTTGAAGTTGGCTATGTCAACAGTAGCCGCAGGTACGCTTCCCTGTGCTCCAAAAGAACCATCATGGGCCGCACCCGCGATAATAGTAGCAGTACCCGCACCGGCAGTAACAGCTGTCCAGCCTTGTGCTGTACCATCGTCAAAGGTAGTGCTTATATCCTGTGGGAAAGACATAGCGGTCCTATCTCAAAGGAGGGGCCGGTTAACCGACCCCTCCTGTTAGTGATGATTACTTATGATCGACCAAAGCAATGCACCTACGGATACCAGTGGACTGACTATAATAGCCGCCCTAGACAATCCGTTGTGTTGCTTATCTTGAATACCGGATACGTCGTTCTTGATATCCTGTATTGTTGTTTCGTGTGCGGATATGGTTCCGGCTAGGTTCGCGGCTGTTTGAGCCGTATCCTTGTTTGTATCTTCCCACCGCTTCTGTACCTTTTCCGCAAAGTCTGCGAGAGCCTTAGCCCCTTCGTCCTTAACCGCTGTAAGGTCTGTACGAAGCTTACGGGAAACGTCTTCTGCGTCTGCGATACGTCGTGCATGTTCCGTTACAAGAGTGGAAAGAATACCCTCAATTTTACCTAGCTGTATTTGTACTTGGACTAAGACCGCATTGTTCGTCTGGTCTTCCCCCGACATAGCACTAGCTTACAGTATAGTGAATAGCGTAAACCGTGTTAGCCTGAGAAGCCGCAGGTGCCGAAGCAAGCGAAATGGTGAATCCCGTGTTACTGGCACTGGCAATATACGTTGCCAACGGGGCAGTAGCGGCGTTATTCGGGTCAAGGCTTACATACGGAATACGTCCAGCCGGAAGAGGCTGACCGAAAGTAACCGTGACCATAGCACCTGCGGCGGGAGTAGTACCCGTACCGAAAGTAATACCGCCGCGTGCATCCGTAGAACCCGCAGAGAGAACGGGAGCCGGGGGAGTAGTACCCGCGTTGGCACCCGCCGCAATAACAGGAGCCGCAAAGTTGTGCTCAGAGAGGTCCGTGATAAGCAGGTTACCGAGGTTTACCTGCTTCATAAGGGCATCTTCGATAGAGAAAGGGTTGAGAAGATCAGTACCGAGGTTATCGCCAAGCAACTGCTTAGCGAGACGGGCAAATACTTCACGACGATGAAGATATCCCGGCATTCCAGAATCGCGCTGTGCCATTGTGTTATCCTTTCATAACTAAGGGGAGTGGGAAGTCCCACTCCCCTTAGCGTAGAAGTGAATCGCTTACGCGATATCCTCAGTGATGTTCGTGATAATGCCCTGCGCGTTACGCCGGGTGCACCCAAGCTGGGAGTATTCGTACATCAGAGCGACGTAAGCGTCGTATCGACCGTTAGCGTCAACCTTCTGCTTCCACATAGAACCGTCACGGTCCATGAACTTAAAGCCGTGAGGCCGGAAGAGAGAGAAGTGCTTCTCAGTAAGGAACCAAGCGGTAGACGGCGGTGCGTCGATATCGGCGATAAGCGGGATAGGTGCTCCCACAGAAGCGCCGCCATTGAACTCAAGACCAACATAACCACCCGCAAAGGTCTTGGTGTCAGTAAAGCGCCTCTGCTGAGTAAGCAACTGCCAGTAAGCACGCTGTACGCCGAGAGAAGTAAGGATAACGCTGGCCTTAGCACCGTTACGGTACAGACGGTCAACCATGCGCATGAATACAGCTTCGGAGAGAGCGGTGGAAGTGCCACCCTGCGTGTTGACTTCACTCTTCCAGAGGCGAGTAGAAGACGGGTTAATACCGTACAGAGTAGAAGCGTTATCTACAATGCTGGCGAGACCGTTCCATTCGCGGTTGTAGTTGCCGGTACGGATAAGGATATCGTTAGCAACGATGCCCGTAGTCGTACCCGTAACAGTAACCGTGAGGTTAACCGTATCAATACCGGTAACCACAAGAGCGGCAGTACCGTGGAGAGTACCACCCGTAGTAACAGCATCCAGTACAGAGTTGTCCTGAATGTTCTGAACGGAGTCAACGGTGATAACCTGACCAGCTACAGATACAACCGTAGCGATCTTACCGTTGCCACTACCGAAGTACTGACGGTTGCGGTCCTTAGCAAGATCGTCCTTAAGACGGTCCATTTCAAGGTCCACTGCGTTAGCGAACGTCTGGTAGTCCTTATTGGCAAGCTCAAAGGTCTGACCGGAGAGTTCGATAACACCGTACTGGTTCATCAGAGAAAGCTGTGCACGCTGAGTCTGCTGGTAACCGGCAGTCGGCAAAGCTTCGTTTTCGTTACGCGCACCGATACCAGAGTTACGACCGATGTGAATCGGGAACACAACATACCGACCGCCATAAGGCTGTTCGGCTGTACCCTCGGAAGTCTTGTTGATGCGGTTGTAAGCACGAGTCTCGTTATTGAGTTGCTCGTTAAGAGTCTTAGTATAGACTTCCTTCAGTACAGGCTGAAGGTTTGTCATGTTCTGCGGCATAACCTACCCCTTATTGTTCGGACTGTCGCATCATATCTGCGACATAAGCTGTTCGTTGCTGACGAGTCATTTTTCCATACTCAGGTTCAGAGTCCGCTGGTACTCCGGTTCTTGCCCTAGAAAGATTAGGCGGGGGAGTAGCCCTATTTCTAGGAGCAAATCCACCTGTTTCCCAAAGCACCTTTGCGGCGGCCATAACATCTGCGGGAGTTTCTCGTCCTGTCTTTGCCTGCTGTTCCGCCGCCATACCGAGTGCCGTCCTTATGACCAAATCCATAGGGAGGTTCTTATACTGCATGTGGTTCTGCACTGCATTGACTTCAGCATCTACCTGAGCCTGCATTTGCTGAGCCAGTTGAGCGTTTTGCATTTGCTCTACTGCCTGCTGTGCAAACTGAGCCTGATTAGCTAGTTGCTGGACTCGTGGGTCCTTAAAGATATCTGGCTGATCTTCCCCCAATTCAAGGGTCTGATCCTCTGTGCGCTGTTGCTCTTGGCTTTGAGCGGCGGCTTGAGCTTGCTGGAAGTTATACGCCTGCTGTAGATAGTCGTATACTCCCCGCGGATTGGTATTCAGAAGATTCATGAGTTGCAAACCCTGAGTCAACTGCTCCCGCGAGATATTATTCTCACTAAACTCTTTATAAGCTGCCGCTTGCTGCTGTTGCTCTTGCGCGTACTTCTCCATACGCGAAAGGTGACCCTTCAGGTGAGAGTGGAAGTGTTCTGGTACTGGGTCCAGAATGTCCTTCCAAGCAGGGTTATCTTTGATAGCCTGCTCAGCCTTATTAGGCTCAGTCTCTACGGGAGTCGGCTCACTATTGGCTTCTTCGTTTCCTTCGGGAAGCTGTGGCTCTGAAAACTCGTGGTTCTCAGACTCTTGGCTTTCCGGTTCAAACTCAGTTTCAATCGGGCCACTACTCATTGTATTTCCATTCCGCGTTGTTCCACTAACGGTCTTGACGCTCTATGTATAGATTATCTTAGGATTAAGCTTGCTGTCCAGCACCCTGCTGTGCAGGTGCCGGGTTAGAGAACTGGTTATTACCACCGGCATTATGTCCACCCTGAGGTCCCTTAGGCGGTGCACTACCACCCGGAGGCAATCCCGGAGCGCCTTGTGTCGGTCCGCCTTGTCCACCGCCACCCGCTGTTCCACCCATCATCATCTGGCTAAGCATCTTCTGTTGCTTCTTAGCGATATGAGCGTCGTAGTGGGCTTTAGCTTCCTTCTGCACAATCGGATCAAGAGTCTGATACGTCTGAGACTTAAGGAAAAGACCGTGAGCTTGGATATGCTGGTCATCATCATCCCAGTCGTTAACAGGTACGATAGGTGCATCGAACTTATCAACGGTCTGAGCAAGGGTCGGGTTACTACGTGCCTGCTGTTCGTTCTGCATACCGTTCTGCATAAGGAACTGTTGCTTCATAACGTCCCGGATACCCAGCGTAGTCTTTACCTGTTCAGGGTCCATCGTCTGGAAGACAGTGTTCTCACGGTGAGCCGCACGCTTATCAGCGTCCGCTTCCTCGTAGTAGCTCTGCATGTTAGGCAATTCCATGAGTTCCAGACCCTTATCCTCGGGAATAATACCCCGGGTAATCATATCCATGAACATAGCGTTCTTGGCAGACTTGGATACAGGCAGTACAGAGCCGGATTCGATACGGATATCGGTACCGGTCTTAATATCGGCACCCTTTAGCAGATGCACCGATATAGCATTGTTCGGTCCCACAGAGCGGACAAGTCGAGCTTCATCCCAAAACTGGACACAAAGCTCAAGAACTTGCTTAGCGACCGCCTGAATACCGCGCTCAAAGCTCTTATAGACCGGAGCCATATAAGAGTCGTCACGTTCCTGAAGGAAGTTAATAGCCGTAGCGGCAGTTACACCACTGGGAGCCTGTCCCTTAGAGACTTGGTGCTGACCACTGATATCCTCAAAGTCTTCAGAGTAGTACTGCTGTTCGTCTTTGAGGTATCCGGGCATTGTCGGTACCTGAATAGGTACTGGTTCTTTAAAACCGGGGTTAATTTCCACAAGCTGGCCGGGACGAGAAGTCCACTTAGTGACATCAATAGAGCCTCGCTGTACGAAATAACCCGATTTTGCGGTGCTGTTACGGTTCTCGATAAGCTGAGAGCGTGCCCGGTTGATTTCCTTCTGAATGGGAATAAGGTCTTCCAGTACAGAAGTAGTCCAATAAGTTCCAGACGGAACGTTTTCAAGCTTCGTGAACGGGAAATCGCCGTGATCATACGGGAGGCCTTCCAGACTTGAATAGACCACACGCCTATCACAAGTGATGAACATACCACCCTCAGGCAAAAGGTTCGTAGCACCCTCTTTCACCCACGCTTCGATAATAAGGCACGAGTCTGGCTTAGCAGTTTCTTCCGCCCCAACAAGATTAAGGTATCGAGTTTCCATAATCTCATTAGTAGAAACAACATTAGGAGTATGATCGGGTGTGATAACGTCAGGCCAGCGGTCTTTTGCTTCTTCAATCGACATTGTATAGACATGTAGAATGTAAGGTTGACGCTGTATATCAAGTTCAAGAGAATTAGGAACCATGATATTAAAAGGAGTTGGAGCCGTAACACAAATATCGCCCTCAGAAGGCTCTTGTGTTTCAGGGTTTGGAGCTTCATAGTCATCTGCGTCACTATCCCAAATGGTCTTGACATAACCAAGACCACAAGTAGATACCCAAAAAGCTGCGTCAGCAAAGGCTTTAGCAATGTCTTTGGTTTCGTAGACGTACTCCCAAAGATTCTTTCCAGCTTCTGCGGACTGGATATCCTCTTCTTCAGAGGACGCTGGCACCACAGAGGCCTGAGGCTTTTGTGAAGTCAGCCGGGAAATCTCAGTACGAACAGCGGGACGAATCTTATTGATGACCATACGGACACGACCGGGCACGTTAGGAGCCCTTGTAAGCTTCCCCCTAAGCAGGGCGACATACTGGTCACCCTTGAAGAATGCTAGGTTGATATACCACTGATTACGGATAGGAGTGATATCACTCTTACACTTGATGTAGTTAGCCTGTGCCCAGTCCGAGAGCTTACGCTCTAGTTCTTTCTCTTTGAGCTTCTTTACATCATCGTCTTCTACAGGCTCAAAGGAGGAACCGACATTACTGTCGAGTTCAGTCCCGGATGAGACGGTCATCTACCTCAATTCCTTCCTCTTGCCTAAACCACTCGGCTTCATCACTACTAAGAAAACCCCGAACCCGGACAATTTCGTCCATAGCTTCTTGGGCTGGTGTATCAGATACAGCTACTTCAGAGTCCGAGAAGGGACGTGAGGGATTCCCCGGCTGGCTTATCGACAGAGCCTGAAAGCTCATCGGGTCCTTTGCTGACAGGAGATTCATCGCCTGATTGTTTTGCTGTGTCATTAGCTCGGCCTGAACTTGAATTGTTGCGCTTAGGTCGCGGCTTAGTTCCTTCATCACCCGGCCATACCGGTTGCTTAACAGCTGACTGCTCCGTAAGATAAGTCGGTTCTGGGTCTTCTGATTTTGGTACATCAGGTACAACCAAGGTGACTGTAGAATCAAGAGAAGCAAGAAACTCAGAAGTAACTCGGGAAAGTTCATTTTTGTAGCTTTCTACCTTAGTAGGGAGTTCGTTGAGCCGTGCCCTAAGCTCAGCGTTTTCATTCTTTAGAGCAGTAACCTCATCAAGCGTCGCCATGCCCAAGACGTGAGCCATTTCCACAACGTCTTCAACGCGGAGATAAGCAGTGCCGTCTGCGTAGTTATTAGTAGGATCGGGAAAATCCACTTTAAGATCAATGAACGGACCATCTGACTTATTCCAGATAAGGTCCCGGAACGGGTATAGGTAGGCTTTTTCATGGAGCGTAAACCTAGAGTGAGGGTGGTGGTTAATGGGATCAGACATTACCGGATACTTTCGTCGTCAACGGTATTAGGGCCGCCTTCACCCGGGAACACATAGTCCTCGGACGGACGCTCTACTGCGGGAGCATAGAAGTGATCACCCTCGTAAGGAGCGGGTGGATTAGTGTGAGTCTCAATAAGGTTCACAGCACCCTGCGTAATGACCTTATCAGCAAACAGACCCCAAAGATCAGGTTCGCGGTTCTCATTGTGCGCGTGCATAAGTTCGGCTTCAATTGCGGCAGACTCTTCCATGTAAGGACCACCATAGATTACTTCAGGCATTACCACTCCATTTCCCAGCTTGAATATTCGTCGTGCAGTATATAGCCCGAATCACCTTCAAGTGATCCGAAATCCCTATATTCCTTCTCGCCACTGTTGGGCTGATCAGTAAAGGGAAAAGGAATATCTGCTACTGCACCTAATCTATCAGTGACCTGCTTCGTAGGTACAGAATCATCAAAAGACAGATCAGGCATTGTGGTAATGAAGTAACGCAAGCAATCACAGAGGTCGTCGTGCTTCTTGTGGGGCTTAGTCTTGGGAGCATTCTTGGATTCCAGCTTCTTGCTGGCCCATGTCTCCCAGTGGTACTTAAGCATTTCATCTTCAAGCAGGACACAGTTTTCTACATAATGCCATGTAGGTTGTTTCGTCAGGGGATTAATCTGAAGGTATTCATCAAACTTTCGCAATCCTGTATCAACTGAATCAGGTCCTGTTGGTACGCCTTCGACAGCGAGATAGATTCCGTGCTTAGCGTACTCGCCGATATCTGATATTCCAGTATTGGCCCTAGTCTGTCTAAGTGCAGGATCGCCCGTTCTAAGGTAGACCTTAGCTCTTTGACCCGTATCCTTGTACTTAAGCGTGGACTCATAGGCTTTGACTCGCTGGGCCCATCCTTCGATAGTGACATAGCTATCCCTCATTTCAAAGAACGTAATGATAGTTCCATCTGGTTTTACCGCGTGCCATAGCCATGCGGTAGGGTGAACCCAGCCAGAGTCAACAGAGGTATAGATACGCATATCGCTGGTGAGTTCAAACTCACTCATGGGTATCCGGTGAATCCGGGGCTGGAAGTTCTTGAATACCTTTCCACCCAATTGCACAAAGTCACCCTTTTCACGTGCACGCCTGTCGTCTTCACTAAGGGTAGCGAGATAGGCGTCACGAGATTCCGGGGGAAGATACGGGTTATCCGCCATATCTGCCTGCACAATGAAGAAGCGGTGGTTGGGGTTATCCTTGGCCGGTTCATAGATACGCTCATAGACCCACGTCATACCGAACAACGGGGTCATACTCATCCACCATGAACCATTGGTATCAATAAGACGAGCACCACATTCTTCAAAGATATCCTGTGGCGGTTCCTCATCGAATGAAACAAAGTGACGGGAGGCAGATGCGAACTTATCCGTCTCCTGTTCGTAACTCATGAACTCAATAAAGCTACCGTTATTCAAATGCAGGGTATCAGTCTGCTTATCGTAGCTGTCTTCCCAGTTACCGTTAATCAGGTATTGCTGAGGCATGTACTGCTTAAACAGCGGAATGGTGACAGGCTTGATAATGTTCTTGAAGTCAACGGTGACGAAACGCCCGCGTACAGGCTCCCGAGGCATGACCCTATAAGGATGCGTCTTAGTCAGCCACCAGACGCATTCCACCACATTTGCTACAGTCTTACCTGTACGGTTACCTCCAATGAAAAGGCGTCCGTGCTTCTGAGACTGGTGAAACCATTCCTGTTTAGGGTATGGCTTATGGTGAAATACGTTAGGCAGGAATGCTGTGTTCTTTAGGGTATTTCCCACAGAAGCAAGTGCATCCTCAAAGGACAATTCTCTTGGGTTACTACGCCGTTGTACCATCGACAAAATTCGTTTGAGAGCAGATCAGGGAGATAAGGTTGGCTACTGCCGCATTACCTCCGCGTGATCCAGTAATGGTTCCGCTAAAGAGAAGCGGACTGTTATTGCCGTCATGGCTATGCGCACCACTAGCGGCCTGATTAACGCCGGGGCCTAGTGTGTGGTGCTGTGCATTAGTGTCACTATCTACGTCAGAGAAAGCATGGAACAACCTGTTACTCACAGGGTCCATAGGCATCTGAGCCTG